TTCACCCAACTTTCTATGATTGATACTATAGAATTTATAAATTCCTATATAAGAACGTGTAACGACAGTAATGTAAGTAGAACAGGAGCTCAACTATTTTCTGAATCAATAAATAAATTTCCAATTTTCTTTAGACCTACTATTGAGATGTATAACATTATAAATCCATCTTCAGGTCTATCAAACGTAAATGTAAACTCCAAGAAAAATTTAAAAATAGTTTATAATGGGACTAAATTGAACACAGCAGACCCTGGTGGTTATGGTTTAATTTGGAAAAAGGACACTGTCGGTTTACCATCTAAAGTTCAAATTCAAGAAGTGAAAACTAGTAATTTCGTGTATCAACCCAACACACTCGCTGCTTTGGGAGGTCAAAAAATTTATTTATTATCACAAGATTCAGACATTGAAGGAAAACAAAAAATAAATTTTGCAAATACGATATATGGAATCCCTGAATCAGCCTTCACAGAAAACATTCAAGCAAATACTTCAAGTATGGTAAGGGGTGAAGAATTATTAGAACTTATAAATTTGATTTATAATTTCTTAGTGTCCCATACTCACGCATATCCAGGACTAACCCCTGTATCAAAAACTCAATCAGGAATTCAGGTGGAAGATTTGGACCGAATGATGCAAAGTGCAAGACGAAAAATATTGAACTCAAATATTCGATTGAATTGATATTTATAAAGAAAAGTAATGTCAATTTTAAGGTCCTATATTGATAAAAATAATACTATTATTTCCAACTCTTATGTAAACACAGGAAGAAATCCTGTAGTTGAATTAAATTTCGGAGCATCTGATTTTGTAATACCTAACTACGGATTTACAAGATTTTTATTTGACTTGGATTTATCTCTTTTAATTTCAAATATACAAAGTGGAGTTATATCCACGGGTTGTACACCAGGTATAAGTGGTTTGACACATACTCTTAAAATGACAAATACTTCATCATTTGATAATGAATTGTTAAATACGTTCATGTCAAACGAAAGGAGAAGGGCTAGCTCATTTGACTTATTTTTGTTCAGAATACCACTTTTTAGTGGAACTACGGGTTCCACACAGTCTTGGGACGAAGGAGTGGGATATGATTATAATGATTTCAATCTGAATCAAAATAGTGCACAAGGGGGAGCAAACCCTCTAACCTATGTTGACCCTAGAGCTTTTTCTACAAGACCTTCAAATTGGTACCAGACAACAACAATAGATGATTGGTCTGAACCTGGAGTTTATAATAACCGGAATCTTGGTCTTGTGAATTTCTCAGCACTAACAATTATAGACCAACAACACTTTGAATTTGGAAATGAAGATATAAACATGGACATGACATCTGAAATAAATGGAATTTTAGATGGAACTATAACAGGGGTCACTGGATGGGGTATAGCTTATTTTCCACAGGTCGAAAATATAACAGGTTTGACGGACAGTTATTCCGTCGCTTTTTTCTCAAGACATACTCAAACATTTTATCAACCATACCTTTTAACCAACTACGATGACTACATCAAGGATGATAGAAATATCTTCTTAAAAAACCAACAAAATAAATTATATCTCTATGTATATCAAAATGGAGATTTATCGAATTTAGATACACTTCCGTTCGTTAGGATTGAAGATAGACTTGGAGTTGCTGTTAGTGGTATGGCTTCTCTGTCAACTTGTTTAAGAACCAAAGGTGTATATGAGGTAATCATACCCGACGGATTTACAGGTGCCACACCTTGTGAATATTTTGACATATGGTCAGGTTTAACTATAAACGGACAATCAATTCCTAATGTGACCAATCAATTTATATTACAACAATATAGTGCCGGAATACAAATAGGTTCACAATCAAAAGAACCCTCTATATATGGTTTTGATTTTTACGGTATCCTACAAAACGAACAAATCTTGAACACCGATATTAGAAAGGTAGGTGTAACAATCAAAAAGGCTTTTACAGGTCAAGTTTTATTGGAAAACATTTCGGCATTTTATAGGGTTTATGTAAAAGAAGGAACAACAGAAGTACAGGTACAAGATTGGACCCCCATAAATAGAACTCCCAACGAATACTATTTTATATTTGATATGAGAGACAAAATACCGAACCAATATTATGTGGACATCCAAGTGAATACTTCAGGAGAGAAAGATACTTATAAGAAACAATTAACTTTTAATATAGTGAATGTAAAATGAAACGTATAATTAAACTAACAGAAAAAGATATAAAAAAATTAGTAAATAAAGTTATAAAGGAACAAGAGTCCACTAATTATATGTTCTATAGCAATTTAGAACAAATAAAAAGACAAGCCGATTTGTTATTAGATTTAGACCCTGCAGTGGTTGACGAGATTCTTATGTCAGGTCACGATTGGGCAGATGACCATATAACTGTTGCAAAAGAGAATATGGACCAAGTATTCGATTTCATGATGAACCAGACAAAGACATCTAGCAACATAGAACCAAGTTTGAATGAGGGTAGAAAAAAAACAGGTACAAAACTTTGTGCAAGAGGTAAAGCAGCGGCAAAATCGAAATTCAAAGTTTACCCCTCAGCATATTCGAACGGTTATGCCGTCCAAGTATGTCAAGGAAAAATGCCAGGTTTGGACGGAAAAAAACATTGTTCAGGTTCTTATTGTTAATTGATTTTTTCACCTTATTTTTGTTGTATGGAAAAGAAAATTGTCGGATACTTACCCAAACTTCTTTATAAAGTTTATCTATATCTTCAAGAAAAATTTGACCCAAGACCAGAAGTAACCTACGAAGAAAAAACCTCTATAGGTATTTGTAAAAATTTGATTAAAGAATCGGACTCTAGATTGACCTTCGCTCCACGGTCATTGAAAAGGTTTATAAAAAACGATAATTTTGGAATGTTCGTTGTTATTCATCAAAGAACACTATTCCTAATCAACCACGTTTACAGTTATAGTGTTTATATAGAAAATTCCGAATTGTACAACGAATTGTTAGACTTGTTCGATATGGAATTAGAAAATCGAAGAGAGTCCCTCGAAAAAGAAATGAGAAGTAATATCCAACACTCTTTAGAGAATATTTTGAAAAAAACAACTAAAAATTCTCCCTTATAATTTTTCTAATCAATCTTTCCAAGGATTCTTTTCTTGGTTTGTAAGATGTCATGGTTGGTTTGTTACCTTTACCAACTTTAGGGTCACTTTTTTCGGCTTTACGTTTTTGTTGACATGCGGCTCTTTTTTGTGACGCACTCATTTTTGATGCAACATGAACTGCTCTGCACTTGGGATAACCCTTTGATGAGGCGTTTTTTCTACCACAAGGAGGATGTTTACCATTTTCTTTTCTACATATATTGACCCAAGGCCCTTTAGGTTGATTACTACCTTTTGGTTTTTTTTTAGTTCCAAACCAAACGGCTAAATCTTCTCTAATCAATTGTTCTCCCAACGATTGATTTATAAAATCTACATCCTCAGGGGGAAGACCCGACATTGTAGGATTTAGAGCCGAACCTTCTTCATCATTTTGACCAGTATAAAATTTTTTTAAATACATATCAACCTGAGAAATTTTATCCGTATTTCTCTCAATCCTTTCTCGTTCTTCGGGAGATTCTAAATAATCACCATCCGCTTCCTCATAAGCCAATTCCGCATTATCATAATCATAAACTTTGTTAGTGAAAGGACCTAATTGTTTATCGTTCCAAATCTGAGGCGCTAAAACCACAGGTACTTTGAATTTACCTGAACTAGCAGATGTTGTAGCTTCTTTTATTGTTTTTCTCATTGAAATCAATTATTATTTATAAATATCTCATAATTTTAATATGGAAGCTAACAATCAACCAATCGGATACCTGTTTCAATCTATTGGATATAATTCTCCTGTAGATTTAAGAAATTTAATAAACGATTTAACACTAGAACAATCAATCATTTTTATTACTAAATCACTAGAGTATGCGTATGATAAAGGAGCATTTACAATGATTGAAACCGAACTTATTTCCAAATCACTATCGGTTTTGAACTCTGAAATATCTAAAAAATAAAAAAAGGGTCCCTGAGGACCCTTTTATATTTTCGGTTAGACCATATTATCTCAACTCTTTCAAATCGAATGTTCTAACTCCATCAACTGTGATTCTACCATAGAAACGGTTATTAACCATTTTCTTAGCGTATCTAGTCATGATACCCTTGATAGGTGTGAAGTTGAATGGGTTATACATTGTTGGAGTAAGTTGTAAAGGTACATATGGTGCGTAAATGTAACCAGTGTCAAGAAGCGATGTTCCTTTGTGACCAATCAATACTTGGTTTGGTGGGAAGTAAGGGTCTCTATAAACTTGGTATCTACCAGCTAAAGTACCTACTCTTTCAATACCCATGTTGTATTGGTCTTGCTCAGGTGCCGCGTTTGATACGTGGAAATATTCCAAATCATCAAAAATTGCTGAAACTTCAGAAGACACAACAATCCAGTTAGCACCACCTCTCAAAGTTGATTTGTGGATTTGTGCTGACAATTGGTTGATTGCAGTAATCAAAGTTTGATTCCAGTCTTTTTGAGTGTATGAAACAGCACCAGTACCATTACCTAATCTCTTCCATCCGTTGTAGTCCCATCTCAAGTTCCATGCCGCACCTTTTCTAAGGTCTCTCAAGATTTCTCTATCGATTTCAGCAGCAACTTGCTCAGACAATAAAGCTGTCAATTCAGCTTCAGCATCAATATTGTGGAATGCCGCAACGTCTTGTGCCATTTCAGGTGACCATTGTGCTCTCAACTTTCTTTCAGTAACTGAAACTGTTACAGACATAAGGTCAAATGAAACTTCACCAATTTTATCTTCGAATTCCAAGTTCTTATACAATCTGTAAGTAGCTGAGAAAGCTGCGTTGTTCGCAGTTGTAGAAGAAAATGTAGACCCTGTGTAACCGTCCATTGAGTTACCACATGTAATACATACAGGTACTTGAAGGTCGATTTCCAAATAAATGTCACCATTCACATCACAAATGTTGTCATATTGACCACCATCCGTAAGTGAATTAGGCCACACTAATGTGTCGTTATTATCACCATACTGAACTATACCTTTACCATATCTTTGAGTAACAACTCTGAATAAGTAAGGACCACCACCTGCAGTGGTTGGGTTTGCCGAAACACCATAAATTGTTAAATCAGACAAGAATGATTCTGTATCGATTGGGTTACCGTCTGGTCCAATCAATTTACCAGCTGCAACATTTGCAAAACCACTCATGATTACTAATACTTTTCTGTAGTTATCAGTAGCATAAGCAGCAGGTTCAAGATTCAACGTTGTGTTATTCCACTGTGCAGTTACAACTGAAGTTACAGCAGATGTAATCGTTGAAAACGAACCTTTCGAATAATCGAACAAACCTGGTGGGTCTAACGCTGGTTCATTACCTTCATAAAATCTATCATAAAGGTCTCTACCATTGTTGTAATTATACCCTTCGTTAGGTGTTGCAGGACCATTAGGTGCTCCATAAGGTGCGTAGTGCTCAGAAGCACCAGCAAGTGTTGGAGTATCTGTATAGTTCTGGATGTTAGGTACAAAGTAGAACAATTTACCAATAGGTAAGTTCATTGCCTGTACTGATACGATATCGTTAGCTAACAATTTAGAGAATACTCTTCTAACGATAGGGAAAACCACAGTTTCAAATGCACCTGTATCAGATGTAGTTGAAGCTTCGTTTATTAAATAGCTAGCTTGGTTTTCATAAAGCTGAGCGATGTTTTCTCTCATGTGACCTTTAAGACCCTCTAAGAATCCTAATTTGTCCCATTTTCCGATTGTGTCTTCTTTGATAACTTTAAGGTGTTTTAGACCGATATTACCAACAAGACCTGATTCTAATAATGCTCCCATTGTAGTATTATTTTTGTTTTAATTTATTTTTAGTTTATCTTACTCATCAAATCTTTCATTCTCAAAAATTGAGGATTTTCATAAGTTTTTGATTCAATAAGATTCACTGCTGAACCCGAAGAAACTGTTTTATTTAATTTTGTTTCTACAGCTTCAGTTATTGGTTTTGTTTCCTCAGTAGATAATTCGTCCTTGATTGCTTTGTAAAGATTTTTTGATTCTTTCAAAGTTTCAACTCCATCAAATCTTCTGAGAATGTTTATTTTTTCTTTTTTAGTTGTTGAATGTTCTGTGAAAAGTCTAGTAGCATATGCTAAGTTTGAATTGAAAATTGCAACTTCATTCAATTTTTCTCTGAAAACATTTAATGCTTTTCTATACTCATCATTTTTTTCTCTCAACATACTAACTTCTGCTTCAAGAGATTCTACCTTTACACCGCTATCACTATATACGAAGTTTCTGTTGTTGGTAATGCCCTTTCTGAGGCCTCTACCTTCTTTGGAACCCATACCGTATGTTCTAGCCGCTTCTTTAGTTTCTCTCTTCTCAAAACCTGCATCGTCCCTGCGGGATTTTTCTTTTTTTGAGTGTGAACCTTTGAGATGTTTCATTGCAGTTTTGCCATGCTTCATACCCAACTTTTCATCCTCTTTATCCTTATATCCCTGACGACCTTCTTTGGTTTCAACTTTTTTGGATTTACCTTCCATATTAGCACCTTTCTTGTATTCGAATTTAGCCTTTCCAGTTCCCATAGTTTTAGGACCTTCTTTTTTGTCCTCACTGAAACCACCTTTAGTAGTGGTTTTATATGAGAATTTCGGACCTTTGCCAATTCCAACACCTTTAGGTTTTATCGCTTTCTTGTGATTGTAAGACTCCTCTATAGATTCTTCCCAATTACCCTCGTCTAAGTCATCTGATTCTTCCAAATCATCAGATTCTTCTAAGTCATCAGACTCATCTAAGTCATCAGATTCTTCTAAGTCATCCGATTCTTCTAAGTCATCCGATTCTTCTAAGTCATCCGATTCAGCCATTTCATCAGCTTCATCATCAGCTTCATCATCAGCTTCATCATCAGCCTCATCGTCATCTTCTCCTAGTTCGATTTCATACATTACTTCATCTTCTGATTCCATATCGTCGGTATCGACATCAACATTCATTTCAGTTTCAGTATCATCATCCATTGAATCTACATCTACTTCCATTTCAGTTTCTGGTTCATCAAATAAAGTAGCCATAATGTCATCGATTGTTGCTTCCTCCATTTCTTCTTTCATAGTTTGTCTTTTGTTTTTAGACTCACCCATGTTGACTAAATATTCAACATCAGAATCATCGTCAGTGATGTGTAAATTGTTACCATCTTTTACAACTGTGATTGAATCCTCAGGATTCATACGTTTGAAGATTTTGAAAAGTTCGTCGTTGGGTAAACCGGTTAAATCTTGAGTTTCGGGTTCGTTTTCGAAATCAATTTCAATTTCATCCGAAAAATCATCCATTTTATCAGTATCCATGTCCATTTCAGTGTCTTCCACTTCATCAGACATGTCAACTTCGTCGTCTTCAATCTCGTCTTGTTCAGAAAGAGATTCTTTTACTAATTGGTTGATTTCTTCCTTCATAGTTGAAGCAAGTATTCCTTTTGCATTCTCGGCGATAGCCTCTTCAACGTTTTTCATTTGAATGAGCGCCTCTTCTACTAAATTTTTATTTTCTTGCATGAGAAATTATCTAATTTTTATCTTATAAATATTACCTAAAACCAAAAAAGTTGATTTTCAAGTAATAAAAAAAATTTAATACACATATACCCTATCCAAAGACATTATTGTATCAACATCTGAACCCAAGGTTTCATATACCCAACCCTTCGCATCTAACCATGTCTCTGAAGTTATAAAAAATTTACTACCATCACCCATAACAACATAATAAACATTCCGACCCATTTCTTTATCTATGGACAGATTTGTTGCATATAGAGACTGTATAGAACCCTCGAAAGATTTTTTCACCCAAACGATGTCTGCCGCAGAAGAAAAAGAATTGGCCATAACTAAAAAATTCTCTTGAGAACTTCCATTTGTCCAATTTACTAAATAATTACCCATAATATTATCTAATTTCGTACCAACTGTAATTTGTTTTAGTTATGACTTGAAAATCTGAGGCGTCATAATTACGTCTAAGAAAATCAAATACACTATCGAATGAGTTTCCGCAGATGTATGAGGTTTTTTTAGTTCCGAAACTATCAAAATAAATTGTCATATAAACTGGAAGTTCTGTATTCATATTTATAAGACTATCAACATTTTGATAACTTATTTGTAAATATTCTCCAGGAATAGAATTGGTTGGAGAGAGATTATTTGTTTCACAAACAAATGTATTCCTTTTTCCATTTTCCAATTTTGTAACTAAATAAATTGCCATAAAAATTATCTTATTGAACCCATAAAAATTAATTCCCTATCAGAAATAGACTTTGTAATTCCAAAGGTTTGGGCTGCCGTTATTGCCGCATCATAATTCTCTGCTGCTATTAGTAAATTATTTTTTATTTTTGGGTCATTAGAATTTATTTTTGCTCTATAAAATTTCGCATCTCTTGGAGTTTCCCAAATTGTGTACTCACCATCAACAAATTTCATTTGTCTGATTGTAATACCATTTTCTTTATAATAACTTTCAATTTGGGTAATTTGTTTAATTGAATCGAACTCGGAGTTAGTATTTGTCCAAACGTTGGTGTTTCCATTTTCTAAAATTACATTCCAATAACCTGTGGACCCCTTGCCTCCACCACCTTCAATACCTCCTATAGGACCTTCCGCTAATTGAAACATGACTTATATATTTGTAAGTTGTAAATTTGATTTACTTATTTTTATTACTTTACCCAAATTTTGTGACACGTAATTAAATACATCTTTATAATCCGAACCCAAGACAACTGCGTTTACACTAACACCTTCTATGTTTTTAAAAACCACGTCAAAAACAACATTTGTTTCAACACCAGTATCTTGAAATTCTGATAATCCAGCAAAATTCAACTCATACGGTCTGTAAGTGTCCAAATATTGCAAAAAGTAAGAAAAGTTGTTTGTGTTATATAAATAATCATAATCAGTACCTTCAATATTACCTGATGCAACAATTCTTTTTACCATAACCAATAAATATCACCAAAAAAAAAAGTGGTCGTTTGACCACTTTTATTTTTCTATAACTTCATCAATTTTACTTTCTGAAACAGAGGTTATCCGCCAATCATACGAAAAAGATTGATATCTTTTGGTTACCTTGGCCTCAACATCAGTAACTGAAAAACCTTTTACTAATTTTTCTTCTCTGATTTTTTTAATTTTTCCTGTTGCTTCATCAGGCAATTCATATTGAATTTTTGCTACAAAATACTTTTCATCCATGGTTAAATTATTTTCCTAAATAATCGGATAATTTTTTCATCAAATCAAGCGATTTGTTTGTGGTAGGGTCTGATTTTACCTTTTTTTCTTCTTCGAGGTTTTCTTCATACTTATGTCTGTCATTTACATCGGAGAACAAGTAAGCACCTGGTGTAGAGGGAGAAGATACCAAATCAAAACAAATCAATTCAAAATCATCTTGAACTTCATTTCTTTCTCCTACTTTCTTTAGAGAACCAACCCCTCTCGACGATACCCCCATAGTCACACCCTGTCTCATTAAATTTGCCGCAACATCACCTTTACTTGAAACAATCCCTCTTTCATGAAAACCTGGAGTAGTTAATAATTTTAATTTTCCCATCAAAATATTTTTATCCCACCAAACATCAGTAATTAAATGTGAAACCCTATCTAAATCTATAAGTGAAGATTCAGGATGATTCAATTCAGAAGTAGATAAACCTTTCTCAATTATTTTTCTATATCTGTCGGCTTCTCTTTTCAATATTTTTTCAGGATAAAATCTTCCGTTTCTATTCGGAGTATCGTATTTCTGAAGTACAGCATAAAATTCAAAAGGATTTCTATAATCTAAATTTTTTGCTTCTTTTAACATATTAGCATTATGTTCATCTCGCGGCGAAACATAACCAGCATCCATCTCAATCAAAATGCCGTGCCCCGTTTCATGTGCTTCTAAAATTCTGAGTTGTTTCATTCTTCCTTTTAAAAGATAAATATATTGCTAGTATTGTTTAATTTTTTGATTTCGAAAAATCAAAATATTTGTTGTTGGAAATATTATTTGTGTAAATATTTTTTACAATTTTTTTGATACCTTCTTTTAAAATTGGTGACTTGAATTCGTAGTCCTGTGTAACGAATAAATTTACTTCTAAATTAAAAAAAGATTTTTTTCCTTTGTTTATACCACTGGTTCTCAAATCTAAATCAACAATATTTTTTTCTAAAAAAATTTCTTGTGATATTGAATTGTATACAGAATGTTTTATTTCACGGTTTAAATTACAAACAACTCTGTTCCAATTATCATATTCAATTTTGGGACAAACCCAAGATTGAATATTTATGTAAATTGATTTCAAATTTTTTGAATCTACTGTTCCGTATACCGATTTAATTGGTGTAAATAAATTTAATTTTACACTTTTTCCTTTTTTCATTCATTTTCATATTTCATAGTTTATTTTGATACAAAAGTAACCATAAAGTTATTTATTGTCAAAAACACAATATATATAAAATATGTTGATTATTGAAATAACCAAATCGGAAAATTTAGAGAAAGCTTTGAAAGTTTTGAAATCCAAGGTAATAAAGACAAAACAGAATCAAAAATTACTTGAAAAGAAAGAATTTGAGAAAAAGTCCGTTACTAAAAGAAAAGCATTACTGAAAGCAAAATACACTCAGAGAAAAAAAAATAATTTATAAATTTTTTTCCAAACTCATCAATTTCACATAGTTCATCTGATTAAAGTCCTGAGTTTGAATTTTTTCTATAGTTTCTTCAATTTTGAATTTTAATTCTTCCTCAGATTCATTTGTGAGAATTGTTTTCAATTTATTTATTGTGGAGTCTTTCAAATTTTGATAATCTTCTATCAAGTTTTTACTATCTGTTTTCACGACGTTCATGAAAATTTTTTTAGAATCCTCATCCATGTTTGTGATGTAATTTTCTAATGTCTGATTCGCAATTTTGACCATACTAGACACAGGTATCTTTATAGACTCTTTTAAATTTTCTTTTTTCGATTTTAGAATTTGGATAATTTCTTTTTTCGCATTTACACGTTCAGACAAATTTAAATTATTCGTATAAACTAAAGTGTCTATGTTTTTATAATTGTTATTTGTATTTTCCTTAGCAAGTTTGGGTAATTTTATTGTAGGTAAGATTCTATTGATTACAGACAAACCCTCTTCTAAAAAATCTTTAGCGTCGCTTTCATTCAGACCTTGATTTGTAGACAATTGGTCGTAAATAGAGTAAAGTTTAGATATTGATTTATTATTCAATATGTTAGACCTGAATTCATTGATACTTTTCTTAAAATCTTTTTCATTTTTATAAGATTCAATAAGATGGTTTTCTATGGCGGTTTTTATCTGTCCGAATGTCATTACTGTGGATTTACAAATAAATATTATGAATTTAGTAACTTGTTTAACTCCTTTGTAATTTCACCCAAAGAATTTTGTCCATGTGATAAATCTATGTTTGTTGGACCTTCAATAAAGTTATTTTCAACTAAAATATTTAATTCTTTAGTTTTGGATTCTGGTGTAACTTCACCTCCCTCAGGAGTTGCTCCAGGTGCTGCTGGAGCTTCAGGTGCTGGTTGTTCTGGGGGCGGTGGTGCCATTGTTTCCGCACCTGAGGGTTCAAATCCTCCTGTTTCAGGTGCTGATTGTGTTGTAGTTCCTCCAGTGGTTGACCCATATAGTTTGTCTAAATTATCAAATATTCCTGTTTTTGTTATTACCGTTGGTGTTGCTTTCAATTCTTCACCCACAGCTCTTTCTAATCTTTGTTGTTGTAAATCCAATTTGACTTCATCATCTGACCAACCAAAAATATGTTTTTTAGCCCAGGTTGTAGATGTTGCAGATATTCCACCTCCTGGGTCAGATACCATATCTTTATATAGTGTGACCTTTTCTTTCCAAACATCAATTTTGAGTAGGTCGGCTTGAGTAGAGGGATTTGTAAGACCTAAAGTAAAATTCTCAAGTTCATCTTCAAAGCCTAAAAGGAATAAATGTACAATTGCAATTTTATTTAATTCCTGTAGCATACTTTTTTGAATCCTATTGATTGTTCTGGCAAACCTGATGTCTTGTAAGGAAAGGTTTTTACCATCACCTACCACCTCCTCAAATCCTAAAAATGCTTTAGGAACTCTAAGAGCTGTTAGTAATTTTTTCTGAATATATTCAATATCAGCAATTTCTGATAAATTTTGTGCACCAGGAAGTGTGTCAATTGGACTCGGTGCTGCTGGGTCTCTGACAGGAACGAAATAATCTTGGTCTACCGCCATCTGATTAAATCTCATATCAACTTGACCCGTTTTACTATCTACTATTTGTTCCCTCTTGAATTTGTTGGCAACACGCTGTACATATGCTTCAACATCATCATCGTTCATGTTTCCGACGAAAACTTTGAAAATTCTTCTTTCAGGTGCTCTAGAAGTACGATAAATCAACATCGCATCTTCAGATAATAATAATTGTTTCCAAATTCTTCTTGCTTTTTCTAACATTGAAGTACCGTAAGGTAACCTCCTGTCATCACCTAATAATCTAAAATGTGCAATTTCCCATGATTGGAATGTCATGTTTTTATTTTTCCAATCAAAGTGAAGTGCTTTTCTATCTTCAGGCTTATCAGGTTCAACTGTAATTTTCTGTGATGTTCCCACTTCTCTTCTTTCGATTTCGATTGTAGGTAATTGTTGACAACCAACAATTCCTTTTTCAGGGTCCAATTTAAGATAAACGAAGTTATCACCATACTTACAAGTGTTTCTTGTCCACATGGGTAGATTTGTGTTTATATCTAAAGTATTGTTGAAAAGGTCAGCTAAAACTGATTTGATTCTTTTAGATTCCGAGTAAATTTGCAAAATAAATCCATCTTCATTAGTTGTTGTTGATTCCTCAGCATAA